GGCTAAGTTCAACCTGTCCACGGATAAGCAATTGCTTGTCCGTGGCGGCTTAGTTAGCCTTCCGGCTGGCGAGGTCGAAACAGACGATGAAGACTTGATCAAGGCTTTGCGCGGCGCTAAAGACGCTGACGAAGTCAAGGCTAAGCAAGTCAAGCAGAGTAAAACAGAAGCCGCTGAATAAGCGGCTTCTTATTGGGGGTTATATGGAACGTTTCACAGACACACAAGAATTTGCATTTAGTAACATTATTGAATACATCAACTTAGCCGTTAAAACCAACGGCGGCAGCATTCAGCTTGCGATTTGGGATGGCGAAGCGTGGATTGATGATGATGTAATCAGTACGGATGGAAAACATAAGGTTGAGACGAAAAACTTACGCATTAAGTTCACACCCTCTGGTGGCGCAACTTACTCGCTAGCGCTTGGTGACTAATCAATTGGATTGGTAATTTATAGCGGTGGCGTAGGTGTCGGCGCCAGCCTAATTGTAAGTCAAGTTTATCCTGACAACGCCTAAACGAATATGCAGGAGTACTAATAATGGGTCTTGTCGTAAATGGCTATCCAAACAGAGTTTTACTTCGCGGCAACACGCTAGATAGAGTTGCAACCCAAGCGCTTAACTATCGCGATGATGCAATTGCTCGTGGCTTGGGCTATTTTGCATACTACAATCAAACTATTGCGGCTGGCGCTAAAAGTTACATTTTATTTAGATGCCCGACAGACAGATATACCGTTCTGTTAGGGCGGGAAAACACAACAAATAAAGAGCTGCTGTATTACCGCGCATACTCGTCATACGCTGGCGGCACAATTGGCGCAGCAATACCAATAAAAAATCTTAGAACTGACACGGCTTACTCATCAAACTCGCAAGTTAATGTGATCACGGGCGCAACTCCAACAGCCGGTACTGATGTCACAAACTTTCCTATTTTCGGTTCAGTGGGCGCTGGAAACCGTGTTGTTGGCGGGACTGATTCTTCCGACACGTTTCGGCTTTTGGCTCCGAACACATCGTTTTTGATTGAATTTGAAAACGCCTCGACTAGTGCAATCATGGTATACACGCAGTATACTTGGTTCGAGCTATCACCACAGGTAATTTTATAATGTCAACAGTCGGAACAAACGCATACATTACAGCTGCGGAATACAACGCATACGCCGCAGAGCGAAACATCACGGTTGATACGCCAAATCTCGATTTTGACATCATCAAAAGCGCGGATTTTATCAATCTGTACTACACGCTACAGCCTGAGTACATGCTGCCAACAACTGATACTGACGCAATTACAGCAATCAACAAAGCGGCGCTCAAAGCTTGCGAATTGCAACAGGCCGGACGGTTGGCGCTTGATGCTACCGTGTTGGCTGGCGGATTGGTATCTAGCGTTTCGCAACAGCTAGAAGGGGTTGGACAAGTATCGACAACATACGAAAGCGGTTCTCAAGTCACTTATAAGCCGCGAGTGCCGGAGTTGGATAGACTGCTACAGCCGTTTCTACTTTACGGCTCAACTGGATTAAAACGGGGCTAGATAGCCCCGTGTTCACGCTCAATTCTTTTCATTTCAAGCGCGTATTGCTTTTCACGCACGCGATTTGCAGTTTCACGCTGTAGCCGCTTTTGCTCTGCCTCGTGTTCTAATTTCAGTTGGTACATTGCCTGTACCCATACTTCGCCTGATTGTTTCATGATTGTAGCTCAATTATTGGCATTAGTTTTACATCCTCGCGCAGCGCCTTTTTTGCATCGGCGCCATAACCCCAAATATCAGATCCGCAACAGATTCCCTTTGGAGCTATAACCGAGATCGGTATTTTTTTACCGATTGAAATGTAATCTCGCATCATGCAAACAAGATTCTTTAAAGTACCACCGCATGAAAAATTACGCCAATGACCATGATAATGGGTGTAAACTCTTTCACCACTCCACGCATCAAAGAACCATACTTTTCCGCAATCATCAACCTCAATACGAGCAACAGTATCATTGACGCGAAAAAACATCCTTCCGTGTGATGATATTGCTTTTATTAAGTCGTTAGCGTGATCTGCTCTTAATTTTTTCGATTCTTTTTTGCTCATGATTGTAGCCACTCAATCAGTCCAGCTACCGCTTGCGGGATTAATCCGCTACCAATCAGCCATACCATTGCACACGTAATCACGGTGATAGTCACGGCATACGCAAAACCGTGGAATAGGCCATTGTCATCCCAAACATCGACAAAAATTAAAGGCTCACTGTTTACTCGAACCGAGTCGCTAGGCTGGCTTGATTGCCAGCACTCATCACAGTTGTAAATTGCCTCAACGTCAGATTGATCTTCGCTTGGGCGTCTGGAGGTGTGGAAAAACGCATAGCCTTTACCTGAGTGTAGCCAGTAGCCGTCTAATGATCTAAATGTTGTGATTGCTGTTTTCATTTTCATTTCTCACTTGTCGTTTTAACTAACTTGCTATAAACTTAAATCATTAAAACCAAAAGAGCAAGAAAAATGACATCTGACCAGTTTGAAATTTTATTAGAGTTTTACAATGCAACCACGCGGCGCAAGCCTGCACCTGAGCGATTACATGAGGTTAAGTGCTGTTTATTAGCTGGTAAGCAGGTTGAGCGAGAGGCGCAAGCAAAGGCGCTATATCGTACGCTTATCAGTAAAGCTGAGCTGCTAGAGCGGTGGATTGGTTCGGACACTAAAGAAAAGGCTAGAATGCTTATGGCTTTTGGAATGTCAGCAAGAGTCAAGCTTTCGCTTGATGAGGTTGAGCAAGCATTTAGCGGCGAGAAAGTTGGCAGTCGCTTCATCATGTCAGTAAAGCACTTTCGCAAACGCGCACAAATGATTGCTGACTATGCAAATCGGTATAACGCTGCTAAAGTGAAGGCTGGTTAAACAAAATGGAAATAATAGAATGGGCAGTCCAGTTCAAAAGCCACGCGACCCTGACACTAAGCCAGCAAGTCGTTCTCGGCGTCGCAAATAACCTGTTGGCCATCTATCTGATGGCCTTTCTTTTTATCCGCTCTAAAGACATTGCCATCGCGTTTTGTGCGACAATCGCCTGCGTATTTGTAAGCTATAGCTCAACATACGAACTAGTTAACGGTTGGCAGCTAATGCTTTTGTATTGTTTTTGTTATTCAATGGCTTATCAGTTTTTGACAGGTGCCAAAACGCGCTTTTCGTGTGCTATCATGATTCTGTTTACAGCAATAATGGCAGTGGATGCGTGGACAAATGCAACGGTTGAAACATGGCTTTACAATCATTACGCAAGTACTGTTACTTGCATTCACTGCGTCATCATCGCTAGTTGCGTACGATGGCGGAGAACTAAATAGCGCTTGGAGTGCGCTATTGGTTTGCTGCGTAGTGTGTCAAGTCATTTATGTGTCTATTTGCATTTACGACACCGTTGCAGCTATAATTTCCGCATTGAATCAATACCAAGACGTCAAAAATGCCAGAGAAATTCAGCGGCGAGCAGAGTCACACAGACAGTAGGCTAGCTTCGCTAGAAGAAAAAATAGACAAGCTCGTCAACTCAATTCATGAGTTAGTCACGCAAATGGCTGTCAAGCAACAAACTGAACAAATGCTTTCAGAGCGCGTCAAAAAAGTCGAAGAAGAAAACGATGTACTGCAAGGTCGCGTTTATATTCTTGAGCTTGAGAATGAGCGAGGCAAGCCGTTTCGCGAACTTGGCATGAAAGCGCTTTATGCGCTCGTTGGCCTTATCACCGTTGCGATAGCCGTGGCGATAGGGGTAAAGAAATGACAAATCCAACCCCAGCACTATTCAAAAACATAGCTGACACGCTAATTAACGGCACTTTCGGCGCATTCAAAAAGCCGCTTATTGTTACTACAAACGACACGCGAAACCCTGACACTGGCGTTATCACCGCAGGCGCTACGTATAACGTTGAAGCTATCCGCACAAGCCTGAGTTACTCAGAATCTCAGCAATACGCCGAGGCTGAGTTCGCGCTGATTGTTGAGAATGTCGGATTGCCAAGTCTAACCGCTGTTGATTTTTCTTGCGCGTTTGACGGCGCTCAATTATCAATTATCAATGCCAGTGTTGACGGCGCCGACGCCGCTTGGCGGTTGCTATGCCGACAATAAACTTTAACCAAGTTGGCGACTTCTTGAACGACCAAATCAGCAAAAAGCAGCGTAAAGTTGCGCTGTCGCTTGGTAATGAGCTAGTCATTAAAGCGGCGTACCGCGACGGTATTTTAGCAAGTAACTTTTTGGTGGCGGTTGGCAATCCAAGTAGATTCAAAGACGAAACGCCGAAGTCAAAATCGGCAGCGGTTAGCGAGTCGCAAGCGCGTATCGCCGCAACACTGGCAAGCTATAGTGTCGAGCAATCGCCAGTGATTTATCTGCAAAACAATATGCCTTATGCATATCGCATTATGGAAACAGGCTATTCTGAGCAGACCGCACCGCGCACATTATCAGTGGCAATTGAGAGAGCAAAACGAGCATGACAGTTTACGACTTATCAGCGACATACAAGCGATTGCTGGAGCAGTATTTGCGAGCCAACTTGCCGACTGGATTGCTGGCAGCTAATACGCACAATACCGACCTTGGCACAAAGCCAACGCTGTCGCAAACGGCAATCAATGCAATTCAGTACACGCGAGAAATTGATTTTCCGCAGTCGGTTGGCGGGTTTGTTCGCGCGTCATCGCTGCATTTTATTGATTTATTTGTGCCGGCCGACAAAATCAGCTTAATCAACACGGCACAGCAGCAAACAATGCCGGCACTTTTGCAGTCATTCAGCAACATTAATATTGCTAACGACGGCTTGTTGCGCTCGTTTGATGCTACGCCGGAAACAATCGGTTATACTGATGACAGCCCATGGTATCGCTTGGGCATTCAAGTTTTGATTACTTATGAGGGCTTAACAAATGGCTAGACAGCTTGTCCGCAGTGACATTGATTTATTTTACAAGGTGCAAACCACGGTTGGCACTCCTGACGCAACTCCGCAATTTACCCGGGTCCAGCGCTCAAGCGGCGTTATCCAGCAAAACACCGCATACGTTCAAGGCAACAACCTGACACAAAATCGCGGCGGCAAAGAGCAGGTTTATGATCGCATCGATTACCAAGCGACCATCGAGGCTGACATCACAACTCAGCTAAAAGATTTTTTAGTCGCTGGTTTGCATGCTGTGCTTGATGACAATTCGCATACCGGTACTGATGTTGCAATTTTAGCCAATGGCTTGACTGTTCCGAGCAACACCATCGCAATCGGTGACTTTGTTTTTCTGAGTGGCGCAACAAATCCACTGAACAACATTGCCTACCGTGTTACTGGTAAATCTGGCGATGATTTAGTAACAAGCCCAGCACCAGCAGCAACCGAGGCGGCAGGCGCGAGCATGACGGTTTCCAGTAAAAAATACGCCAACGGCATGACGCAAACTGCGTTTATGTTTCAGGAGCGGATTTATGACGAAAGCGCGGTTGGCAATCTTAACCACCAGTCTTTCTACGACTTTTTTGCTAACAATTGCACAGTGACAGTGCCGGAAACTGGTATTTGTACTGCGTCAGTCGAGACTGTAGGCAACTACAAAATCGCCGGAACCGCAGCAATTAGCGGCCAAACGGATGCAGCAGCAACAGCTTACGAAACCACCAGTGCCGTGCATAATGTGGAAAACTTCTGGCTTGATGATTCGCCGCTAGCTGATTGTGCGGTAATTAGCTATGAAGCGACTGTAAGCAATGGTTACGAGACATCACCGGGCGCAGCTTGTGAGTCGCCACATTACATTATGGGTGCAAATCCAGAGTTTACTGGTACGGCGGTGATGCGTCCTTATGTTGACGACTCGCGCAAGTGGCAGAAAATCGCGGAGGACCCGACAAACAACCAAGGTTTCGGCTTGGAATTCAATTGGTCCGATGGTAAAAAAGCCATCATCTATATGCCAAAAGCCAAATTCACAGCGGCAACTGCGGAGGGTGATAACGCTCAAACTGTTAGCGTGACGTTTGCTGGCCAAGAAGATGCAAACGGCGAAACAATGGTACTGTTCACAAACTGGTAATAAAAAAGAAGCCCCGAAAGGGGCTTTATGTTAAGCTAAATGTAACCACGATTTCTTAGTGAATTTACAGCACCACAAAGATCTTCATCGAGGTATATTTTATGGCTATTTCTAACAAGCTTATATAACGCCACTAGATTTTTACCAAGCGGGCTCAGCTCGCAGTAATGATAACCCTGAGCATAGTCATAGTGACAAAAGAATGGCGATATCTTGTCCGGCACGTTAGCTGCAATTATCTTGTATTCACACGTCCAAAAAAGAAATTTAGATTCTTTTATTGTCCAGCTAAACTGATCTTCCTTATCCAAATCATTATACAAAATTACATCACGAGCAAGGTCAATGATCTTGCTCACTTCTTCGTCTGTAAATACTACTCTTACGTAACCTTTCATTACATTTCCTCAGCTTCTTTGCTGTTCACTTCTGATAGCTGCTCTTTCAGCAACTCAATTTCAGCCTGTTGCCGCTCAATCAGTAGCAACGACAATCTTGCAGTTTCGCTTGCTGAGCTTAGTTGATTATGCACCAATGCGCGTAGGCTTGATTTTATATAGTTGACGTTCATTCGCCAGTGCTCCCAAACCCGCCTGAACGCTCATTATTAGCAACAGGAAACACGCCGTAAACATATTGCACAGGCACTAATTGAGCGATGCGTTCGCCTTTCTCAAGCGTTACTGGCTCGGTGTTGAGGTTGGTCATCATCGCCATAATCTCGTCTGGATAGTCAGAGTCAATTAAGCCAACGCCGTTGGATAAAATAAGTCGGCGCTTGTATGCAATGCTTGAGCGGATCATTAGCAACAGCGCTATACCGCTAGGCAATCCGCTTGGCACATATGCGCCCGTTGATACCAGAGCTGTTTGGTTTGGCTGGATTGTTACAGTCTTTGCGCAAACTAAATCAGCACCAGCACTGCCTAGCGTTTTGTGTGTAGGTGTCATTCGTTACTCCTTTTGTTGATTTGTGATAAGATTAATACTTAAAACGATAAAGGTAAAGTTAAAATGCTAATAAAAGAACTAGTCGGATTTCTTGAAGATGAAGGATTACAAGCGAATGGTGCGCCGTTTTACCTTTCGTCAATCTATCCGAGCAACAACGGCGTGTTTTACGTGTCGCGCTTTGGCTGCGTTGAATCAGTTAAGCAGATGAAAAAGCTACGGAAACAACTACACGGATTTGACTCGACAAAAGACGTTGATGAAGCTGAATTAATCGCGATCTGGCTTGCTGAATTCGGCGTGACAGGCTGGGAAAATCTCACTGACGCCAACGATAACGAAGTGCCATTTACTCGAGCAAATTGCCGTCAAGTGTTTGCTGATAAGCGGCTCAAGTTGAGCTTGTGCAACGAATTGTTTCGCTTTGCTTGTAATTATGAGCATTACATTAAAGAGCAAATTATCGAGGACATTGATGCGCTAAAAAAGTAGTGGCGTGGGACATTGACGGCAAGGCAAACGAATCGGCTATGGCTAGCGCTGAAAAGTTAGCTAAGAAGTTTGGTTCAGCAGCCGTGCCGCCAGTTAAACCACGACCAACATTGACTGATGAGCAGTCACACGCATTAGCGTTATTTAATCGCGCTAGCTCAAGCCGTGAATACTCAAGCGGCTATCCAATGCGACTTAGCGAGATTGTGCTTAGGCAGTACATTGAGATTTACGGCGCTGGCTGTTATCAAATCAGCGATTTAGTTGATATACTGTTATGCGTAGACACTCATTACATCGACATTCATGTCGAGAAAATAAAAGCGAGCGCTAAGCAATGACAGATACAGCGGTTATTAAGATTAAACTTGATGCTGGCGAGGCGCAGAGCGGCGCAGACAAGCTAGACAAATCAATGAGCAATCTAGGGTCAACTGCCAGCAAAGTCGCACTGGCAGTGGCCGCAGCTTTAAGTGTTGGAAAGTTAACCCAGTATAGCGACGCGTGGGTCAAAGTCGGAAACCAAATCAGGCAAGCCACCAAAACTGTTGATGAGTTTGCGGCCGTTCAAGCTCGCATATTTGGTATCGCTCAAGCTACGCGCTCTGACATCGAAGGCATTAGCGCAGCGTATCAACGGCTAGCTAACTCTGTGGCAAACTTTGGAGTAAGTCAGGCCGACGTGTTGCGAGTCACTGAAGGTCTAACAAAGGCGTTTAAAGCTAACGGTGCAAGTGCGGCTGAGGTTAGTTCTGTACTTGTGCAACTAGGACAAGGTCTTGGTACTGGCGCTTTGCAGGGTGACGAATTGCGTTCGGTGCTTGAGTCGTCGCTGCCAGTGGCTCAGGCAATTGCCAAAGAGTTTGGCGTGCAAACTGGCGAGCTTAAGAAGCTAGGCGAGCAAGGTAAGCTTACTTCTGAGCGAGTGTTTCAAGCGCTACTCAAGGGTGCAGATGAATTTGATGCCAAGTTTAGCAAAGCAATTCCAACGGCGGCAGACCAATTTCAAGTTCTGGAAAACTCAACAATTAGGCTGGTTGGCGAATTTAACACAGCAATCGGCGCAAGCGAGGCGCTAGGCGGTGTAATTGGTTCGGTTGCACAGTCACTTGATGAGCTTTCAGTGTTACTTGCTAGCGGAGCGGCTGGTAAGTTTGGCGAGTTGTTCGCAGATCAGGTTAGAGTTATTGGCACCGATGTTACTGCGACATTAAATACAGTTTTGTCAGTGTATCGGCAGTTTGATTTAAAACTTGTTGACGATACGAATATTACAACTCAAGACATTAAAGATTCTTTCTTAAACATAATTCCCAATATTCGCTCTTTCGTCCAGCTTGCAACTGTTGAGTTTGCCGTACTGCTAGATAAAGCCTCAGCCTACGGCGAGGCGATAGCCGCATCAATTAATCCATTCGATGACAAAGATAGGTTTGACGCAAGGGCGCTATTAAAAGAGCGCATTAAACAGATTGATGATGTACGCGACGCAAGTATTGATTCGATAATTCAGCAAAACAGCGCAGCAAGACAAGCTACAGAAAAGCGAGTTAAAGAGGCTGAGCAGCTTGTTATCAGTTATGAAAAAGTAAAGTCTAAACAGGCTGAAATATTATCAACTGCTGCCATAGGCTCGAATGCGCTTGGCGTGTCAACTGTTACAAAGAAAGAAGAAGCTAAAGTCGATGTTGCTAGTGAAATAGAGCGCGAAAACGCAATCATTGGCCAAGCTCTAAGCAGCAGGTTGCAACTTTATGGCGCATATTCGCAAGCTGCTTTAAATGCCAATAGTAACGAATACGAACAAAGAAAAGCTCAGCTAGAGATACAGCTTGGCGAGCAGCGCATTAGAGAAGAAGAAAGCTTTCAGCAAGACCTTGCAAGGCTGCAAGAAAGAAGGCTTGAGATATTGAACAACGATAAAATTTCTGATGAAGAAAAAATTGCGGCGGTTACTGCTCTGTATGAGCAAGAGCGCTTGCTTGAGCTTTCCCACGAAGATGAGCTAACAAGAATAAAAGAGCAAGGCGTTAGCGCAAGGCAGGCTTTAGCTGTTCAGGAGCGTCTAGATCAAATAAATACAATGCAGGGCTATTTCAACACAGCGCTAAGACTCGCTGACGCCTTTGGCAGCAAATCTGAAAAAGCGAACAAACGCAGACGTAGGATCCAAGTTATCGCAGACGCAGCGGCCGGCGGGATTAGAGCTTATGCTGAGAATGATTTTTACACTGCGACGGGAATGGCGCTACTAATAGCTGCAAACGCTAAACTGGCATTAAACTCAATTAACAATAGCGGTAGTTCGGCTGCTTCGTTCGGCGCTAGCTCAGTTTCGGCAGCACCAACCGCACCAACGCTACAGCCAGCTAGCGAGCTTAATCAGCAAAAAATCATCAACATCAACATTGCTGACGATGCTGTGATAACTGGCGCGGTACTTAAGCAGACAGTCAAACAAGCGCTTGGCGATGACGACAGCGCTGTTATAATCAACTCAGCGCTGGAAAATGGCCGCAGAATTGGAGCGATTTAATGACAACAGTTGTCGGTAACGTATTTGTTTTAAGCTCAACGCCGAGCGTTGCGGCGGGTAACGATTGCGCGTTTAGTATTGTCGGATATAAGTCGTTGTTGCCAATATCGGCAATTACCGGATTTAATCAGGACGGCGATTATCCTTTTAGCAACTGCTTGGACTACGCAGACAACACTAAATACAGCCCGTCGCCATCGAGCGGCTCGGTCACAATAACGTTTTCGCAGTCGGGACTGTCAGAAGTTGATTATTTCGGTATCGGTATTCACAACGGCTTTAGCGCCGGATTGACGGGCAAGTTTGAAGTGTTCACTGGGGGCTCATGGGTCGAAGTGGCGACGTTTGCGGCATATGAAGATAATCGCACAATTTGCGAATACTGGGACGCCGTAACATGCTCACAGCAACGGTTGACGCTGACATTCACGTCAAAGCTTTATATTAGCTGTATTTATGTTGGAAAAGCTTGGGTGTTGCCGCGGCTGCCCGATGTTGGCTTTGCGCCAGCGCACTTAAATAATATCGATCAGGTTGAGTCATTTTTCAGCGATAACGGACAATTTATCATTGGTCGCCGCATTAACAAAGGTTATGAGACAGAAGCGGCGTTTAAGTTTTTGCGATTGAACTCAAATGCTGCTGACTCGCTTGAGCAGCAATGGCCGCAATATCAAGACCACGTTAAAAATTGCCGCCCAGTGTTTTTCAAATGGGACACGAGCAAAAACCAAAATGCTTTTGGCTTGCAAGACCCAAACAATATGCAGCAAATGCGGTATGATAGCAGCTTGTATGGTACGCTTAATATCAAACTTAAGGGCAGAGCGTAATCAATGAGTTTTGACACATTAAAAGCAGTCCAAGGGGCGAATCCGCTGATTGTCGTTGGTATTTATCCAAACTGCTGCAAATACACAACTGACGCAGCGCTAGATAAACGTGATATCAGTGTCGTGACTGCTATTGACGCTAGCTATACTGGCAACGTTACAGTTACGACATATGGAGCGAATCTAGGCGATCCTGTGTTTTTTACTAACGCAAATCCTTACTTGCTGATGGACGGCGAGCTAGTAAAAATATCAATCGTTGATGCAACAACTATCAATATCACAGCAAGAGCGCAGCTTGGCACTACAGCCTCAAGCCATTCGGCTTACACTTGGGCAGTTATCAAGCATAGCGGCGAGGCTGACGGTAGTTGCTACGGCTATCCAAGACTGCCAAACGGCAAGGGTTGCTCAACAGGCGATTCGTTTGACCGCGATGCTGAGCGCGAGCTTTTATTCCCCAGTCAACAGCTAACTGATGGCAGCAAATACCTTAATGGATTTAAGTCTGCATCGCATCGCGCTGGTATAGTTGCGCCAGGCGAATCAACAGGGAAGCGCTCAGGGTACAACGTTAGCATTGCTGATACCGTGGACAACGACTGGCTGACTGTGCCATACGCTGACCGCAGAACGAGCAACGGTACGCTATTTGGCAAGCTGTTAGCTAGACACCCATTTATGAAAAATCGCCGCCTAGTTGTTTGGACGGGCTTTGCGGCTAACGGTCAGTTTGATCGCAACCAATGTTTGGCGCGTGAATATTACATTGATTCAGTAAGGCTTAATGACGGCACGTTCAGTCTGCAAGCTTATGACCCTCTGATACTGACCGAAGGCAGTAAGATTAAATACCCAGCAGTAAGCTCAGGTCGACTGCTAAATGCCATCAATGACGCGTCGACGACAATCGAGCTAAAAGATTTTTTGGTTGGTGAATATGGCGATGACACTGACGCAGTGACGGTGCAAGTTGACAATGAATTGATTGATTGCACAGTCACAAACAAAACAACAGGCGTTTTGGCCATCGTTACACGTGCAGTTGGCGGCAGCACTAAAAAAGACCACTCTGTCAACGCTACGGTGCAATACATCGCAGTGCTGACTGACTTTAACCCAGTGCAGTTGATTGTCGACTTGTGGCAAAAGTCGAGCATTCCAGCAAAGTTTTTTGACACGTACATAAGCGCTATCGCTGCGGTTGAAAATGGCACTGGACCTGTTTATTGGCGACCGCTTGAGATTGATAAGCGAGTTAACGAGATAATCAAAGCGTGGTCAAAGAATGGGCTTGTTGTGTACTATGATGAAGTTGCGCAAAAGCTAAGAATCAAAGCATCTAGCGACTTTTCGCAGCAGCCGTTATCACTAAGCTATGAAACTGATATTTATAGAGAATCGCTGTCAATAGATCCAAAATCCGGCGAGCAGTACACGCGCCAAACTATCGGATTTGCACCGTTTGACTCGTCCAAGTCAACTAACGCCGAAAATGCGTCAATCGTTTATACGTCAATCAATCTTGACACTGAATTGACTGGCACGTTAGAGCCAAATGAAGCCAAAGCTTTTTACACTGACCTACTAACCAACTCTGATACTGACGTTGCTATTGCTGTAGCAAGCGCAGCACAGACTGTTAACGTTAACAAAGATATACCTGAGCAGTGGACGTTTGAAATCGACTGGTCGCGGTACGGTTCGTTCGGTGGCGGTTTTATCGAAGAAGGCGAGCTGATTAGCGTGGTCAGTGATCGCAATCAGGGCACGGACGGATTGCCCGAGTCGCGAAACCTGCAAATATTATCACTGCAAGACTTGCCAGCAGTGCAGCGCTACAAAGTCACGGCGCGGCGTTATCAAGATGTTATCAGCGCCTCAGACTTTGATTTTGTTATCGACTCAGATAAAACTGATTACGATTTGTCAACTGAGTTCGCACCTACCGCCGGACATTACAAAATATTTATTGCTAGTGGCGTGACCATTGGCGCAACATCAACAGCCAATCCAGCGTTTACGACTGGCACACAAGCAAGCGGCGTAACGTTTGAATTTGTGCATCGCGGCTCAATCCTAGGTGCTGGTGGTAACGGTGGCGCTGGTGCTGATGTGTTTGTTGTTAATATAGCAGACATACCGCAGGCAAAATATCTAGACGGGACTAGCGGATCGGCTGGTGGTAATGCGATTGAGCTAACAGTGCCATGCTCGATTGACACAACTCAGGGCGTTATCTATTCGGGCGGCGGTGGTGCAGCAGGCAATGGATCGTTTGCAAACAACTCAACGCTTAACGCTTCTGCTGGCAACGGCGGCGGTGGTGGTCAGGGGTTCGTTGGTGGTAGTGGCGCGCAGAGAGGCAGCGCGGAGATTGACGGAGAATTCATAATTTACGGCGAGGACGGTAAAGACGGGTCAAGGTCTGCGGCTGGCGAGCTAGCTGGCGTTAGCGGTGGCGCATGGGGCGATAGCGGCGACGATCAGAGCGGCTCCGCTGGTGGGCAGGCTGGTTATGCTATAAAATCAAACGGTAACGCAGTTACGATAGTTGGCGACAACGCACTCACAATCAAAGGTCGGAGAGATTTTTAATGTCATTAGTACCAATCAACATAGCCGCAGCTAATTTTACAGGCGAGCCAAACTATATAGCTGGCCAAGTGGTCAACGTCTATTTGGCTGGTGGCGGGCTTGCTAGCATTTACGCTGACGAAAACGGCACAGTGCCAATCGCCCAGGATGGCTCATCAAACAGAACTGACAGCAACGGCATGTTTAGTTGTTACGTTTCCGCTGGGGTCTATGATGTTTCTGTGGGTGGCGTGACAAAGCGCATTAGCTATGCAACACACAATTCGCTGTCTGACAGGAATGACGCTGGCTCGCACCTTGCCTCTGCAATCACAGATAACACAAAATCGCAGACAGTACAACAAACAATTGATGGACTCTCTGACGCACTGGCTGAGGTAAGCGCTGATGAATTGACTAAAATAAATTACCTGACCGCAGCAAGAACGTCCGAAGCAACAAGCATCACTATAATCGGTGATTCTATCACGCAGGGTATTTTTAGTGGTTCTGGCCTGAGCAATGCAAACTTCTATCAAAGCTATTTGTACCGCTCGTGCCGTTCAATCTTCAACCATAGCAACCGTGGCTTCGGCAATGACACCGGCCGAATGTATGAAACCAACGTAAACATGTTCTACGGAACATGGTTTGAGGTTGGGATGCCCGGCAACGGCGGCGCTGTTTCGTCTGCTGCAGTGACATTTCCGAACACTGGCTTGGTTGAAAAACAACTATCCATTCCTGCTGGCGAATGGATAGAGGTAACACTTAGAGAGCTAAGCCAAATAGGTTTTTTCTATGATGGCTCAAGTGCTTCTCACACAGCAACATCTGCTGATGTAGCTCTAAACGGCGTCTCAGTTGGAACACTTGCCACAACAGGCACAGCAGTAGCAAGCCATACTGGATACATCACATTAGCCGAGGAATCAGTTCTTTCTGACACAATCCGCATTACTGCTGTTGGCGGGACGCTGATAATCTCAGGATTTACGCTATATAAGACCAGTACTCTCGGTGTTCGAGTTAACGCAATTGGATGGTCTGGGCGCACATTTGACGACTTCAACACACCAACAAAAATCGCAGAAATATCTGCGCTTAGTAATTTTGAAGTGTCGTTCAGTCAGCGCAAGCTGGTTGTGATTGCGCTGGGGACAAACAGCATTTATCAAGCTGGCCGTTCGCAGACTCCGACCGAGTACATTGCATCGTTGCAATCGCTCATGACAGAGATTCAAGCGCTATCAGTTAACACAACCTTCTTGCTGACTGTTCCTCCTAAGGCAAACCCAGCATTGCACTCTGTACAAGAGGCGGGTTTTACCTATGATGATTATGTCGCGGCTATTGTTGATTTTGCGATTGCTGGTGGTTATTCGTTAATCAGATACGACAAAACTGCATTAAGTCAAGCTCCTTATTTCTACTACTCGGATGGTTTGCATCCAGATAAAAACGGCCATGAAATAATGGCTAAAGCATTCTGTGATGCTATTGGTGTACCATATGACAACTACGTGAAAACTATCGATCCTAAGCCTGCAATACTCACGCGAACTTTAGAATATCCGATTGATAGCTTTCCTGGTTCTGGCGGTGCGCCTACGATCAAATGGCAAGATGTACCTATTGCCATGGACAGGATTAAAACTGTAAGGCTTCGCACTGCTGGCGGTGTTGAAATTGCTGCTGAATCCGTGTGGGATCTAAGCACAACATGCGGTATGCACTGGCAGAAAATTTCAGCCACAGCAACAAGGTTCTTTTATCCTAACACCAATGGGTTTGTGAGAGCCGATGGGTACTACATCACTACTGGCATTGTGACAGCAGGAAAGCCCGCCGGATACACACTGCTGATTGATTACCTTTAATGAGGAACTCTGATGTTACATTTTTTATCGGCGACTGTCCGAATGCATCGATGGTTTTTGATCTAGACTATCTGAATTAAGGATGAAACATGCTAACAATCAAACGCTAATATTAAGCGTAACAAGACAATGATTAGCTCAATAGTAACATTTCTTGGTGGGCTTTTTAGCTCGACCAAGGCGCAGGACGTCGCGATAGACGCAATTCGTAAACTCGGCGGACTCGATGCAATGAGCGACAAGGAGCGCTCTGATTTTTTGCTAGAGTACATGCGCTCGACAAGCTATCAAAGCCCAACTAGGCGATTCATTGCGCTAGCGTTTATCGCTGGATTGTTTGCTTGGACAGTGGCGTATGGTGCAGCTTCACTGCTTGAAATGCTGTATGTGTTTTTGTCAACTGACAAAACATCGTTGGCAACATTGGCAGTCAGCGAAAATATCGCTCAGATAGCAGTAAAACCTGTAACGCAGTTTAAAAACGACATCTATGTGATGGCCAAGGAAGTAATTTTTCAGCCAGTTAATCTGATTGTCGGATTTTATTTTGCCGCTGGCGTTGTTGACAGGTTTAAAAAAGGCGCTTAATGCGCCTTATTTTTGATACTGTCCTGATCGCATTTGCTCGGCTAGCTCGCTTGCTCTTTCCGGCGTTTGTTTTGCCCATTTACTATCAAGCATTTCAACTGCAGCCCCATGAAAATCATCAAGAATTAGGAAATTCCACATTTTCACGAACTTTGAAATTCCAGCATAGCCAAGCTGGAAACACATATTAACTAGGCAATCGCGGCGAACATCGCAAAGCGATAGATAGATTGACCCAACTTCTCCGCGCTCTAGCATGTTCCGGCAATCGCTAATGTCATTGTTCAACATTGCAATCGCCTCATCTTCGCTGATGCCTCGATTATCCAAATTTCGGCCATAACCGATAGTTAGCTTTCCAGCAGTGCAGATGTACGGATTAGACCTAAACCCTTCATGCCGCTTTAGCTGCTCGATTAATCTGCTCATTTAATTACACTCCTTGCTGCCCAAGCCGCCGCGACTCATCATCTTACAAAAAGCCTCGCGCTTTTCGCACCAGTCTGCATTGTGCCAACTGCGGCAGTATGAGTCATTGTAGTAACTTGCTGCTGCCTTCCACTTGCGGCTAGCTGCGCCCCATTGCTTTTGACGCTCAAGCTGCGCTGCTTCTTCTGCGTGACCTTTGGCGATATTGAAAATTCGCTTTTGTTCAAACTGCATTTTTGATTGCGTTTCTAAGTTCATTTTGTTGCTCCTTGTTTTGGTTAATTCAATACTAGCATCAACTAAACTTAAATCAACAGGTAAACGCAAAAAAAAGCCCCGCAGAGCGAGGCTAGAAGTAACAACAAGGAGATCATGAAATACGATTTAAGTATCAGAAATTGTCTTTAATTTGTCAAGTTTTGCAATAGTTCTGGCGCTTGGATTGGAGTTCCAGCGATAAAACCGCTTTATAGTAATCTCAGATAGGCCGCAGATTTTAGCTGCTTGCTCAATACCAATGCGGCTTATGGCGCTTTTGGCGACTTCTGCAAAGTTGCCAAGCGGATTGTCTGGCGAGCCTTTGCCAGCGTAGTCTGTCGGCTTGTATCTGCTACCAAATGCCTTGCGCAATGCAGTTGCGACTCGCTGGCGGCTAACGCCTGATAGCTTTGACAGTACCGCGATTGATACATGGCTATTTTGTATTAAAAACGTTGTTGTTTGCTTGTCAAGCTTCATTACTCAACCCTCGTGACAGTAACGTCAACATTGCTATCGCCAATGCGTTTTGTGGCGCATGTAAACTTTCCCTTTGCGCGCTTACTTAGCATGGTTTGAAAGTTCGCAGCTTGCTTCTCGCGCATCATTAGCGTTACTTTATCGCCAGCTTTTGGCGTTGAGTTAATCGCCGTTCTTACCAACGTTTTTGTTTCAAATTCGGCTTTTACTACGCCAAACTCGGCGCTTTTAATCACGCTCAAATTAATTGCTTGCATTGTCCAACTCCTTGCATTTGTTAGCTTCGAAAACAGCAATTGCGAATCCTCTAGGCGTTGCGCTTCTGATGTTTTTTGTTTTAAGTGACTTGCCGCCAAGTTTTTTGTGTTGTTCGGAGTATCCTGGAGCGCAATGTACTGGTTTTTTATTTGGCTCTTTAAATCCATTGCCACACCATATGCAGGTCTTTTTTGGGTAGGCATCGCGTGACTTTATATAGCCAGGGTACAGTGGATGCGCATCATCGCCTGGCAAATACCCGCCGAACTCGTATGGGTGAAAGCAGAAATCAGGCTTGCGCCATAATGAGCTGATTACACTGACAGGATTTTCCAACCCCCAAGGACAGCCAAGCTCAACGCCTAGCGATTCAACAAGCTTGACTAAAACCATAGCCTCATCTTGAAAGAACGGATTATTTTTTCGTTTTGCTTCAAAATGCGCAGCCCCTGACACTGCTAAATCGGTACACTCAGGAAAACCGAACACAAAAGAAATATCTCGTCCAGTTATTGATAAAATCTTGTCAATATCTAAACCGCTTAAATCGCCAGTCACATCATTACTAAACCACATGCCAACGTTTAAAATATTTTCGCGCTCAGATAGCGACACGCCAGGTTCGTGCTGACCGTCAAAGCAGTAGCAAAGATAGCCTGCATCAGCCCATGGCTTAGCCATAATGCCAGTCTTGTCAAAAAGAAATATTGCCCTTTTCATTACCCAACTCCTTGCATTTGTTAACTAGCGCCTCGGCGCGGCGAATAGTGTCGCGGCTGTGGCCTTTCGTGTGATTCATTACTCGTGCAGCTTGCTTGCACAGCCCAACGCTTGGCAGCGCCTCGGTTGGTAGCTGCTCGACTTGCTCATGATGTTCGCTTGTTGAAAATGCGGCAAATATCACGACAACAATTAACAGCCAAAAAATTGACTCTTTAATCATGTTCATGGCTTTAGTTCCGCCGTAACCTGCTTTCTTACTCGCACAGTTACATGTCCGCTGGTATTGGTTTTCGTCTTGTCGTAAGTATGAATACTGCAATTTTTCATTTTCCGATGGTGTTTGTACGCTTGCCAAGCCGTGCGAATAAAGTCAAACGGCGTTAGCTCGGTTCCGTTTTTGATTAAGATGTTCATTTTTTACCGCCATAGAGTGAATCTCTTTTTATAAGCTTTACCTTTTGCAATACTGGATCGCCGAAAACAAAAACAACAGAACCTTTATTGTTTCCACTTACCTGCTTTCCGGTTGCGGCATTAATAAATGACAGTCTGCCGCTTATAAATATGCACTCACTACAATTGTCAAACGCTAATCTAAACCATTCAACGCTAGTATCAGACGGCAGCAGCATCACTGTCTTATTGTTTCGCATCCTTTCAAATATTGCTTTTTCAACCCATGGCTTGATGTTACTGTATGGCGGATTACACCAATTTACGTCGCCCCACACTTTTATAAGCGCATTATCTTCAATTGTATAAAAGTCCTCGCACTTGGCATTATCTGCACTTGCAGCAACATCAAAATCAAAGTTGAAAATCTTATTAAAATAATCAAAAATATACTGAGGCGTTGCCCAGCTATCCTTGTTCGCTTTATCCGTATAGCTTTTATGCTCTGTACTCATTTGCTAAACTCCAACAACACCCAAACAAAAAATCCAAAACTCGCGGCGTAAAACGCTGCTATTGTTAGTGTGCGGCGCATTTTATTAGCTCCTGAATGTGATTGCACAATGATTGCAACTGCTCGGTGTCGCTGATTTTGCAGCTAAATTCACTAGCAAAACGGCTACGGCTCAAGATAAAAAACTGAACAATCGGGCTGACTGTCAGCGTTGCAAATACCAGTTTGTCCGGTATTGTTTCGTTGTACTGCGCGGTTAGCAGCGCGGCTTTTGCGATTAATTCTGCGTTCATGTTGTTACTCCTATTTGTTGACGGTTTAAGTTTAGCTATTTAAGTTTAACCGTCAACTTGTTTTTAACTATTTCTTGTGATTTCAATTCGACTCGGGAAGAATTTGACAAAACAGATCGATATACATTTTGTATTCTTTTATTTGCTCGCAAGAGTAACCGTTTTTTTTTCCAATAACCTCAAAATGAGACAGCCAGTGCTTAGGCGAGTGTTCTTGACAACCTATTCTGATCAGCCGACCATCTGGTGAGTTTACTTCGTGCATTGACCCTTTTATTTGTAGCTCAATGATGTCATCTGACCGCCATAAGCCAATAAAAACACGAGCATTGCCGTAAACACGAGCATCGTCGGAAACACGAGCATTGCCGTAAATCCAAGCATCGCCGTAAATCCAAGCATTGCCGGAAACACGAGCATCGTCGAAAACACGAGCATCGCCGTAAATCCAAGCATTGCCGGAAACACGAGCATCGTCGAAAACACGAGCATCGTCGGAAACACGAGCATCGTCGGAAACACAAGCATTGCCGTAAACACGAGCATTGCCGTAAATCCAAGCATTGCCGTACTGCGATAAGTTTGATTCTTTCTCTATCCACCCACCAACATCGCCATCTTTTACGTCAGAAAACGAGGTAACACACTCAATTTGATGAAGCGTTACTCCATTTACTACTTTTGTGTTGAAGTTAAATTTGTATTTCATTTTAATTGCTCCTATTTGTTGACGGTTTAAGTTTAGCTATTTAAGTTTAACCGTCAACTTGTTTTTAACTGGTCAGAGCAGTGCAAGCTTTTACATAGGCTCTCAGTCGCGTATTGCACTCGTACCGCGCTGCATTTTCGCGGCGGTGCGGTGGTAGGGATTGGTCGTTAATGGTCTTATCGTAAAGCCTGCTATATCCACTGACCGCAACCAATCGCTTGTCTAGCGGCAACAGGCTTAGCGTATCTTTTATAAACTGCCTGTCATGTTCGTGGTGATTATCTGGCAGCACTCAGCCACTCCTCAACCGCTCGCATTGCGGCTTCCCATCCGAGAGCCACACACACTTTAGCGCCAATGCTTTGCGCTGCGAGAAGGTGTTCGAGCTGCTCGTTGCCTATTGTGCTTAGCGTATGGTCGCGGCGTTTCAGCTCAATTAATAGCGTTGGGCAACCTGCAATCACTATGTCTGCAAATCCTGCGTTCATGCCTTCGGCCTTTTCTTTTGAGGCCTGATGGATGGTGCGCTTGCCCTCGTTGCGCATGTGGGCGGCGCACTTTGCAACATGCGGATATTTTTTCCTCAACTCGTTAAAAAAAGTTATCTGCTCAGCGCTTTCTTTCGGACACTTTTTGTCGCGATGCGTCAAGTCGCCATAAATCTTAATGTTTTCTGGTAATTTCATCTAAAGTGGTCTCCGGTCTGTTATGTCCATAAACTGTGTAAAACTTGCTGCCAGTGTCACGCTTAACCGTGATTGTTTCCGGCTGATTTCCTTTCCCGCTCGCGTATGTTTTTACAAATGACTCAACGCTAGGGGCAACTCGGCCAAACACAGCAATACACAAATCATTCCAAAGCGCCACTTTGCGCGGGTCTCGTGTGTCGCAGTGATACCAAGTGTCGAACGTATTGTAGTCAGTCGTGTAGGTTACTTTTAACGTAGTATTGCCTGCTTGACTGACCCAAAGCTGCGGACGCCAAGAGATAATCTTGTCGGTTGATAGCGAATATGGATCTTCTTTTATCCGCTTAAAATCAAGCCTAAGTTTCTCGTTTGGGTCAATGAGTTCGTGCTTACAACTAACGCAATAACGAGCTGCGATGTCATTTTCTGCATTACAACTTGGACACTCTTTAAACGACCATCTGTAATTGCATCGCTCAAACACGCCGTTGATTAGCTCCGTGTTCTCGCATCTTCGCCCGTAATGTGCTGGTATCTGCGTTTTGCCATCGTCTAGCGTTATCGGATTACCCGCTAAATCTACGATATAACCGTATTGGTCGTTTGGTAGGTCAGCGTACTCTTTCGAGTTGCGCTTAGTGAATTCGTTTGAGCCACCGCAAAGTGGACACCGACACTCCAACTTAACGGATTCACCGCCGGATTTCGCAGTCGTGATTGTCGGCCTAAACAAATCATTCTCAAGCCCATGGCGCTCGATGTTTTCCGCAAAATCCATCACTAAGCAATCGTGTTTATGTTCACTCAATCGCAACCCGCGCCCAACAATCTGCTGTAGTAGGCTGGCAGACTCCGTAGCTCTCAATATCGCTATTGCGTCAACGTGTGGCGCATCAAAGCCAGTGGTAAGTACGTCAACGTTAACAATGTATTTGATTGATTTAGCTTTAAACGCTTTGATTAGCGATTCGCGCTCAGTCTTTTTAAGCTGACCTGTCACTAGCGCAGAATTACCAGCGGGAAGGCTTTGCATTATCTCTTTTGCATGTTGTATTGTTGACGCAAAAAACATAACCCCAAGCCTGTCGGCGGTAAGCTCAACAACTTGATTAACAATTTCATGGGTAACGCGCTGTTGACCAGTGAAAACAAGTTCTACTTCCTTGGCGTTGAATTTGCCCATCTTATTTAGTTTTAGACCTGCCGCCTCGTAGTGCGTTGGTGTCGGCGTGGTCGTTGGTTTTGTCAGGTAGCCTTTTTCTATCAATTCATGCGCCTGAACACTGCAAACAAGCTTTTTAAAATATGGGTCAATCGCTTGATCTTCTGGCAAGACTTTATCATCAAGACCTATTTGATAAATGTACCCCGTACCCATTCGGTACGGCGTTGCGGTTAATCCAATAACTCGACAACGGTTGTTTGCGGACTTTATGTGATCGACTATCTGCTTAATTGTCGGCGTTATTCCATGTGCTTCGTCGACGATGACAGCACAGTATTGATCCCCGAACTTGGCAATATCATTGATAACAGACTGAGGCGAGCCGAACACAACATCATGCAGCATTGACTTTTCGCCAACTGACGCGCACCAAGCGCTTGCCGGGTTTCCTGTTGCTAGATATTTTTCCCTGTTTTGCGCCACCAGCTCCTTACTTGGCGCAAGACAAAGCACTTTCTTTCCGCTTTTGCGGTTAATCCACTCGGCTAGCGTTGCAACAATGATAGACTTTCCCGCACCTGTAGCTAACTCAAGCAAACACGAATCAGTGGACTTGCTTATGTGGCCAATAGCCGCGTCAACAGCGCGGCTTTGGTAGTCTCTCAACTCAAACATCGCGGATCATCCAATATTCGCTTGGCTTTCCACGGAACGGCTCTAAGTCTGCATCTGGACATAGTTTTTTAACCGCGTTTGCATAGCTGATGGCGCCTTCTTTTTGCACAAGCGATACAGCCAACGAACCAATTACAGCCTTTTTACTTGCGCCAACCGCTTTGATTAACGCCTCTTTCGCCGACTTTAAATTGGATTCAGCCTCGTCATAAGCAATTTTTGCCAGCTTGTAATCCTCAGCTAAATCAGGCGCGTTAATCTCAGTAACTTTGTCCATCAAGTGAACGGGATTGTCGATCTCAAGCAAGAATCGCTCGTAAAAATCGCGCAGTTTAGGCAAGTTTTCGTCAATCCACTCTTGATTAAAATGCACGTATTCTAGCTTGCTAGCGTGCGGGGCCCACTGAAAAAACGCACAGATGCCAGTGCCAGTTACTAACATTTCAATTTGCATTTGCGCGTAATAGTGCGGTTGTTCATCAAGCGTCTTGAATTCACCGCAATTCATACGGCTAAACGGACATTTAACTTCGACAACGCCATTTGCATAAAATCCATCTGGACTAGCACCAAGCCAGTCCTCGTATGTGTGGAATCCAGTCTCTCTAATATCGCCGATTTCGCAAGACAGCTCAAACAGCGCGTTACTTTCGTTTGCAACACCCCACTGCGTTGCAGCATTACCAGTGAATTCGCGCTCAGCGCCGTGGTATTCGCGCACCATCTGGCGCATTACGTCACTTTCATTGCGATATGGGTCAAACCCCAATATTGCACCAACTGACGAGCCAGTAACTCGACCTTTTCGCTTTTCAAACCACTCTTTGCTGCGTTGTTGTTCCATGGTTCACCCCTTATCTAGTTAAAAGGCGGCATTTCTGCCGCCACAAATTAGTTATACAAAAAAGTCATCATCTGCTGGCTTTGCACCTTGAGGCGCTGGCGTAGACGACCGCTTGACCACCGGAGCAACAGCGCTAATCCAGTTACCCTTCTTGTCATCAATTTCCCAAACTTCGATTCGGATAATCATAGGCTTGTTGCATAGGCACAGCGCCAATTCCATGTCGGTAGGCTCTTTCCCTGACGCTACTAGACGACCACCAGCGTTAGCGTCAATTGCAGCTAACATGCTTAGCGCTTTGTCGCGCTTCTTATCGTCTGACTCCTTTACCTTTAGCTTCTGAAAAACTTTGCGGTTCTTGTACTCGCCGTAAATAATCGACCAGCTTAGAGAAATGTAATTATCTCCTTTGTACTCGTCCCACTTTGCCTCGTCAATGATTGCGCGAGCCTGTGTTTTGGCTGGTATTGGTTCCATTGCTTTTGCAATTTCAAATTCGCCGCTGGTAGATAGTTGGTTGTTATCTGATAAATTCCAAAATGACATAGTGCTATGCTCCTAAAGATGCAATAAAGTTTTTGAATGGATTAACGCTTTTTTCAAAAGCTAATTCTTGTTCGATGCCGTAGCGGTTCTTACTCACGTTTGCAGCGCTAGCGTGACAAACAATAACGCGGCCTCCTGTTGAAATTGCTTTCTTGCGCTCGCCATCGCCTTTTAAAAATGTTTCTAGCTTAATGAAGCCAACGAGGTCGCTATCATCAACATAGGGTGCGGTGCTTTTCTTGCCAAGCCGCAAGTTATAGCGAGTGTACGGCTCTTGGTC